TGCTTCCTCTTCTGCTTCCTCTTCGCTTTCTTCTGCTTCCTCTTCGCTTTCTTCTGCTTCCTCTTCTTCATCTTCTGCTTCTTCTTCTTCATCTTCTGCATCTTCTCCATCTTCTGCATCTTCTCCATCTTCTGCTTCTTCTTCGCTTTCTTCTGCTTCTTCTTCTTCATCTTCTGCTTCTTCTTCGCTTTCTTCTGCTTCCTCTTCACTTTCTTCTGCTTCTTCTTCACTATCCTCATCGCTTTCATCTTCCTCTACTATTTCTGGTTCAATTTCTTTACTTTTTGTAGGAGATGTATTCTTAGTATCTGATTCATCTTTAAATTGTGATACAGTATCTGTTAAGCTTTCATCTATTTGATCTAGGATTTCATCATATGGTATAAAGTCTCTAAATGTCTTTTTTATAATTATTTTTATATTTTCTTCAATAATATTTAAATTATTTTGATATTCAACATCTTTGATACCTTTATTAACAAATAAGTAAGCATTTTTCCATGAAAACGTAGCTATATTCATATAACATTTATGAATATAATCCGGAGCAGCAGGTATCCTTATTTTTATATTATCAAATTGGTCACGATACTCATATATTTTTATCTTGATTGTATTGATTATTATAATTTTAATTAAATTATATAGATAATTGCATTTTGTATATTTTACTATTTTTTTATACTCTTCGTTGATAATATTATAATTCCATTTTTTTATTTGTGTTAATTCACTCTGAAACTTTTTAATATTATTACCAGATTCTTCCCATATTTTATTAATACGCTTTGATATCGCTATCCCTAATATATCTTGTATATGCTCTACATATTCATTTCTAGTTTCTATTAAAGCTTCCATATATAATATTTGTTAGTAATATTCTTTATATACTTAGAAAAAATAGTAACGAGAGTAAATGAGTACATAATTTATAAAATGATGAGATTTATAAACTTTTTAAAAATAATAATAATATTCGCAATTATGTACTCGTGATACAGGCCTTATAGCAAAATAAGCCAATGTTGCTAATGGTGAAATGCCCAAATGCTAGTAAGGTAATAAAAATGAAGGCAAACATAATGATAAGCGCCATCCTTCTAAATACAACATCTTCGTGAAGAAGAAAAGTGCAGAAGTTAAGTAAGATAATATGAGATGGACAACAAGGAAATCTTTACGGAAATAGTTCGTCTCTGGAAAGCTCATAAGGGTGATAAGCAGAAAAATAGGATAAAATTGTACAGGATGATGAAGTTGAAACTTACTTAAAAAACATATATTAATGTGTGAATGTAAGACCAATACACAAGTCGTAGAGCCAAGCAACTAAAACAAATGATATGTGCTATATTTTATAATTCTAATATTATATTAGATATTCAAAATTAAAATAATGGATTGTATTAGTGATGTATATTGTTTCAAATCTAATAATAATAAAATTACAGACATAATAGTTAATATCATATATTATACTATTGTATTTTTACCATTGGTAATTGGTATATCAATTGGTGCTATTTATGGTAAAAAGTGGCAAGAATATAAATACATGAATCTAAAAAAACCAGATTATTATCCACCAAGTTATTTATTTGGAATAGCTTGGCCTATATTATATTTACTAATTGGCTTAATATATAGTTATGCATTATATGATGTAGAATGTCGCCCTTATGGAATTTCTAAGTGTGGTAAAATAATATACTTTAAAAATATTAAATATTGGATAATACCTATTATTGGTCTCATATTTAACTTTTCATATATACCCGTTTTTTTTGGTAAAAATGGATTATTTAATGGATTTATAATGGTATTATTAAGTTTAGTATTTGCAATATTGACATTAATACAATTTATTATTCAATCTAATTATTATAATAATGTTCATATTTTAGCTATGTTTGCATTAATTCCTTATATAATATGGTTAAGTTATGCTAGTTATTTATCATACAATATATATATATTAAATGATGTAAAAAATATATAATTACCAATCATATAATAATTACACTTAGTGTTTATACAAAACGTATTATAAAATATATTATGTTCCTCATATATGTTTCCTTGAATATATTTTAAGTATTATAAAAATAAAACATACAAATGCAAAAAATATTCAAGAGTTAGCTAACTGCGAATGTTTAAATAGTTTAAATAAGTTTCAAACCTACTTCGTTAATATATTCTTTTACCATTTCCATATCTATATCTGCTATGTCTTGTATTTTTTTTCCATATGTCTGTGGTATTTTTGGAAATAATCTTGGTTTATGTGCCCAATGTGATGTCATTCTCAACCCTTCAAATATTTTTTTTCTTTTTTCTAAATCCTTATTCTTTGCAAGTTTTCTGGGTGTCATACAAATATATACTACACAGCGATAATTATAATTGTCACTTGCAGTTTTTTGTACTGGATTTCCGTAATGCAATGTTCTGCTATCCCAAAATACTCCATAACCACGTGGGCATTTTATAGCTACTTCACGACATCCCATTTTAATATAGAATTCATACTGTTCTTTACTTTGCAATTTAAACCAGTCTTTTTTATCTGTTATGTTAAATTTTTTTTGAAAATCACCATGATATTTATTACTATTTTCCAATAAAACTAATGTCGCATCACCTTCATATGTATCATACGCATTTACCCAACCTTGTATACATTCAAATTTGTTTCTCATATAGCTTTGATCAACATGAAACCATGATTTTGGTTCGCGAGTAGGTTTATCTAATATATAAATACTGGCACCATCAAAACTTGTAATCAAATCATCGGTTTTCCATATATTTTTAAAAGCCTCTATGACTTTTGGATTTTGTCGCACATTCCATGCTAGTTTAGAATGTCCTACTTTCCAATGTTGTAGTAACATCTTATGATTTGGAAATAATTCATGAATTTGTTTATATGTGCTTTTATTATTTCTGTCAATAGGTATAGAAAAATTTTTTGTCAAGTGTTCTAGTAAATCCCATTTATTAATAATCATTTCATCGCATTCACTGCTATCTAATAATGGAGTAATCGCAACTCCGTATTTTTCAATTGTTTCCCGAATATTCTCAGTATCACAGAGATATTTCTCAAACTCGTATGCGAGCGACATGTTATTTCTATAAAAATAATATAAAAAATCAATTTTTATTATAAATAGAAAAAATGAGGGTTTTATTAAACAAATATATCTTAATGCTTTCAAATGGGTACCTTTATTTTGTTCTCTTTCTTCTGAATATTTTTGGATTTCATTCTATATATTCTATATCTACTTTTTTCATGCGCATTAGTCCAATAATATTCATAATATATATAGAGTATACTGGATGTGTATTTGAAAGCACTATGGTGACGTTATCTAATGTCGGTTTTAAACTTTTATAACCTAATTTTTTAAGGATAACAGAATATATTTTGTGATTTCTGATCTCCTGTAATAGATCAACAGATTGAGGAAATGTAATCTTGCTATATACCATATCTTTGATATCATCAGGCATAGAGTCGAAATACTCCATACAGCTTGCACTTGCCATATTGTAATGTAAAAAATAAATAATATAGATTATCAATTTTTTATCTAATCTTTACAAATTAGTATAATCCAAAGATTTTTCAGATATTTGAAATATACAAATCTTATGAAGCATTTTCAGTATTCAACCTTATTTGTATTCACAGCCCATCTCTCAAAAGTTTTAATAGCATCTTTATTATCTACTTTTATTATTGGCAGACATTTGGCATCATTAGACTTTTCCAATTCTTTATAAATAAAATCATCACTAAAACCAATATTTGCTGCATCAACTCTTGTATTACTATAATATATCTTATCTATTCTTGCCCAATAACATGCTGCCAAACACATAGGACATGGTTCGCAACTCGTATAAATAGAACAGCCTTCTAAATTGAATGTATTTAATTCTTTACATGCATTTCTAATAGCAACAATTTCTGCATGTGCTGATGGGTCATTATCTACTGTTACCTTATTATTACCATTAGATATAATTTTATTATCTCTAATTATTACAGCACCAAATGGACCTCCATCGCTATTATTTGCATTTTCAATTGCTTTATTCATAAAAAAAATATCATCTTTTCGCTCATTTATATAATGATACTCTTTAATAAATTCAGTCATATCAGTCATATATTTCCATATATAATTATATTCTTAAATAATATTATTTAATATCCTCTTACTTCATATCGTTTTTCATTTACACCAAATGGTGTATCTCCTGAATAAATCGGAATATTCGGAGAAATACCATTCTCGTTATGGGGAATTGCCCATGTATCAATTGTATTTACATCATTACTTACACAATAATATGTACCTCCATATTTTAATACATCCTTATTTTTACATTTATAATTTTCAAGATTATTAGTATTATCTTGAATATACAAAAGAGATGACATCCGAAGGTTATAATATTTCATTAAGTTTTTATACATTTAATTATTTAATATAATAAATTAAATTCTTATATCTTTTCAAAATCTTCAATAACACCAATAACATCTTTATTTTCTTTTAACATATTGTAATTGAATTTCAATTCATCTAAATCATTGTGTAAAGACACATTTTTATTTTCTAAATTTATAATATAATCCTGAATTATTTTATTTGTAGCTTTTAAATCTTTATTTTTTTCTTTTTCTTTTTTTAATAATTTTTTTAATAATTCATTTTGATGTTGTAAAACATAATTATTACTGAAATAATAATCAACATATGTATTATTACCTCCGAACATATAATGTAAATTTGTGTACATTATTTAATTATATAAACAAATATTTTTTATATAATTAAGCAAAAATGAAAGTTGCAAATATTAAGTATTATAACAAGTTATCAAATAATTTTAATTTATATCATAATAATAATATAAATATATTTATACATCTGATAACTACACCATTATCAATAATAGAATTATTATCAATTATAAATAAAATATCAAATAATATGCTAATTATTAAAAGTGTAGGTTTAATTTATTGCGTATTCCTAGCATATAATGATATACCATTTAATGTACTTTATCTTACTTCCTTTGCTATTTCTATTATTGTTGTTATATCTAGTAAAATCAAAATGAAGCTATTGTATAATATATTATTATTTATTATAGGATATTTAGCACAAGACTTATCGCATTATTTAACAAATGAAGCTACATATCAAAGTAGTTATATTTCAGATAATTTTATAAAACACTTTATAGAACATACTTATTATTTATTACCACTTATAATAACAAGTTCTATAAAATCAAAAGTAATTTATAATAATACTATTTTATATAAATTACTGGGTATATTGCCCATCTTATTTGTTTATACGACTGATTATTTAATATCAAAAGGCTATATAATATATCCTTGGGACTTCCGAAAATACAAAATTAAAAAAAATATATATAGTAATATTTATTATATTACAAGCTTATTAATTATAAGCCATCTAACTGACTATAAAATATTTCTAATAGGCACATCGTATATACATTACATTCAATATATATATGTTTATTATTATCACAGTAGTATTGATTATAATAAATTTAAAAGATATGTTATATTTTATAAATTTTTATCCTTAGCACAATTGTATTCATTATATATATCAACATTTACATCTTTTTCATGCGTTTATAATAATTTATTAAGTATAATTATAATTATATCAAGTAATATTTTATCAGGATATTCTGCGTATTTACTTGGTAAAGATGGATGTTATTTTGGTATTGAATTAGGATACATTTGTAAAAATAAAAATTATATTTCTAAATTTCCATATGGATATATTCCTCATCCAATGATATTATCTCAATGTATAGCTTTATATTTTATGAATAATAATTTGCTATTTTATAATAATTGGTCTTTTTTAATTTATTTTCATATACTTTTTAATATAATACATATGATACAAGAACATTTTGATATATATAAAAATAATAAACTACCTATCTAAATTATTATTTATAATACTATTTATAATATACTTAATATAGTTATTTTTATCATGAACGGCTTGTCTTACAGTTCTATCCATCATATAAAATATAAATGAGTATTTCTTTTCAAGAGACATTTTTGCAATTATACGATTTAGTGTATTTTTAACTTCGGTATATGTTATACTATTTATTTTGTCATGTATTTTTTCAATATACTGTAAAGATATAGCTTCAATATTCATATAATATTCATCATGTGTTATTGCACAACAACAAACATTATATAATCCGTAATTTTTCACTAATTCGTTTGTAATAAAATAAACTAATTTTATTTCAGATAATAAATTAGAATTTTGTGGATAATATATTTTTGAATAAATTTTATCAATTATATCATCAGGTAATATATTAATATATTTATCCATATCCACTATATTAATATAATTATTTTCTAATATAATTTTAATGATATGTTATTAGAATATATTTTCCAAACATAGATAATAAATTAAAAATCATATGGAATAATTATTATAAAAATAAATATTAATCATTATATATGATTTTTAAATTAAGCTTATATATTAATTGCAAATATATCTCATCATAATATTCATAGTATACAGCTCTTGATTAAGTAGCTTAAATGCATACGGCATACGTACTTGTGCGATATCTGTATTGTTTTTACAATTTTTACAGCTATAAATATTTTTATCAGTATTAACATTTGCATGCATACCACAATATTTACAAACGAATATTCTATAATTATCGGAAACGTGCAGCATTCTCTCTGCTAGGAAATTGGCCGTACCATGTGCAATAAAGCAATCGCGCTCCATTTCACCTAAACGTAAACCACCAGAACGCGCACGACCTTCACTTGGTTGTCTTGTAAGCATAACAATTGGTCCATTTGAACCGCGTGAATGAACTTTGTCTGTTACCATATGTTTCAATCTTTGGTAGTATGTGGGGCCAATAAATATCTCAGTTCTAATTTGTTCTCCTGTACGTCCATTATATAAAATTTCATTACCATATCTTTCCATGCCTGATTCTTCCAATACTTTTGCAATATCTTCTACTGAACAATCATTATATGGTGTTGAATCTCCATAAGCACCGATATGACAACCTGCTTTTCCCATAATACATTCCATTAATTGTGCAATAGTCATGCGTGATGGAATAGCATGAGGGTTCATGATAATATCTGGTACTATGCCATCTTTTGTAAATGGCATATCTTGATGTTTATATGTCATACCAATTGTTCCCTTTTGCGCACTGCAACTTGCGCATTTATCTCCAATTTCCGGCTTTCTGTTTTTGCGAATTCTAACTTTACAAAACTTATATCCTTCACTATTAATACCATTGTAATTCATATCAACATAACCATCATCATTTGCTTTCATAACAACACTATTGTCGTGATAATTAATTTCACCATTCATTTTTTTTGGCATAACTTTACCAACAATTACATCATTACCATTAACATAAGTATTTTTTGGTACAAATCCATTATTATCCAATTTATTATACGAATACGGTTTTTGTACAGACTTATTTTCAGGATTTGTAAAGATTTCTTCTTCACCAGTACTATGATTTTTATTACAAACGTCTCTAATTGCTTTATAATAAGTGCTTGTAAATAAGCCTCTATCCAATGCTGATTGATTAATCATAATACTATCTTCTTGATTAAATCCTGTATGTGTCATTATTGCTACAATCGCATTAACACCTGATGGTAATTTATGTGCCATTGTATATTTTGATAGCTTTGTACACACAAGAGATTTTTGAGGATAATTTAATATGTTACCCATTGTATCAATTCTTTTATTGAAATTGCTTGCATAAATACCAAGTGCTTGCTTACCCATTGCACATTGATAACAATTTCTCGGCGATTGATTATGATCACTAAATGGAATATTTACACCAAGAATACCATTAATTAAACTTGGGTGAATTTCGCAATGTGTGAAACACGGTGGCATAGCAGTCCCTTTCATACCTTCATCAAGATCACTTGGAAATGTAGCAATCATGGAATTATTAATTTCATCACAATCCATATATTCAATGAAACCTTCTTCATCTAAATAGCTATCAGGGTCGGTATTTTTAATAATTTCATTTGGTACAATGAAATTATCAAAGTGTTTATCTTTAATGTATTCCTTGAAACTAATATTTTTTCTTTTCAGGATACGTTCGATTCTTAGAACACGCTTTTTTGCTTCATTATCATAATCTACTATATATAATGGTCTATACATACGTCCTGCTTCTGTACTAATTATAATATTAGAACGTTGAACATTCCATACAATAGATGTCATTGGATGAATGATGCCACTTCTTTTATAATGCTTCAATTTGGTATATAATTCATTGGGATCGCAATGATATCCTATAATATCACCATTAATCATAACATATACATTATTTTCGTTACCCATTTCTTTTAGAAATTCTTTTGATGATTTATCAGAATCATAACCGAAACTATCATTATAGGAATTAATACCAAGCTCAATTAGAATTTTTCTAATATGAGTACTATTCATTGAAATTGAAATGTTTGTACTAAGAGCCATATTTTTCACTAGACCAACAGAACTACCTTCGGGTGTCTCGGCTGGACAAATCATTCCAATTTGAGAATTATCCAATTTACGCGGTTGAACTAATTTTCCATTCTTTTCCATAGCTGTATTAATTCTACGTAAATGAGATAGAGTACTCGCATACGACATTCTATTCAAAACTTGTGATACTCCTTGTTTAATATTTTGAAATGTTCCCATGCTTTTGATACCCCAATTTCCAGTTGACAATGAATATTTAATCCATGATTCAAGAAGTGACTGTTTAAAGAATCTTGTAATACTAATATCTGATATAATATTTGATATAGGTGTATTACTATTGCCTCTCCAAAGACCCAATTCTTTTTCAATAGCAGATTTAAGTTCCTTTGTCATTTTACCATAGCATTGTCTGAACAAATTTGACATTAAAATACCTGGTGTATCTACACGCTTATTTATATAAGAATCGCGATTGTCATATTTATCATAACCAAGATAGATGCGTATCATCTTGCGAATAATATAACCAACATAGAGTGCTTTGCGTCTATAACTTTTACCTACATGAGGTAGAAAATCATTAATAAGATTATTGCGCAATAATTCTCTATTTTCTTCATGTTCATTATTTTTATTTGCACCTATCATAATCTTTATAAGAACATTTTCGGCTTGCTCTTGTGTAGTAATATCACAAGAATCTTCGCAACAAGCCATAAGTTCATAAATTATACGTTCATTTTTTTCTTTATCCATATCATAAACAATATGATTAATAATCTCTTTATCACTTATAATACCAAGTGCTCTGAACATTACAAATACTGGAACTTCTGAACGTAAGAATGATGTATTAATTCTAATAATGCGTCCCATATGGTTTAGTTTGCCACTCATATTAAGACATGTTGTCTTGGGTGGCAAATAAGATGAATCACATATCGATCTAATTTCGGCATATAATCCTTCACTATTATTATTGGGCTGAAATACAAGTGTCTTATTTTCATTGATTCTATCTTGTGAAATAAGAACTTTTTCATTACCGTTAATAATAAAATAGCCACCAAAATCATATATACATTCATTATTATTTTCTTCGCAAATCCCTGGAATCTGATTTGAAACACAAAGCTTTGATTTAACCATAATTGGTATCTTTCCAATATAAATATCATTTACTGTTTTATCAAATTTTTCAGTCATACCATTTTTATTTGTAACTTCTGTAACAACATGCACATTTACATAAACACTACTTGAATATGACATATTATTCATTCGTGCAATATAAGGCGTCATGATATTATGAGTTCCATCTGGTAACTGATAGCTTGGTTTTGTAACGCTTGGCTGTAAAATATTTATTGAAATGCAATAAGTATTATCCGAACCCAAATCATTTTTAGGATTTGCTATCTTTATTTTAATTGGATTAAATCCCGCAATAATTTGTCCCATTGTATTATCTATAAACTTGTTATAGCTATCAATTTGATGTTTTACCAATGGGTTAGATGATTCGGGTGAACCTCCTTTTTGAAAATAAGTATCAAGAATATCCCAGCAGTTGTTAGTTTCAAACATTGAATTGTTATTATAAGAAATAAACTTAATTCTTAAATATCAATTTTTTTTTGATGCCGTTTATCAATAATTATTACTCAACTTTGGAATAAATTTGTCCAGAAAAATATAAAAATTGATATATTAACTATAACAAAATATATTACCACATAACGTGAGTCTTAGCAGATACAAGTTATCTGTGTAAGGCAAATCAAATCAAACGAACAAAGCTAACAAAGTCAGTAGAACTTTCCTACCTATCCCAACAATGACCACTGCCAATTCCGCTTTCAAGGTTCACATCGAGAATATGCCCGATGCTCTCAATACCAAAAAGGATGTTGATGAGTATTGCAAGCAGTTCTGGAAGGAATACAAGGAGAAGGCTAAGGAAAAGAAGGCTGTGAAGGCTGAAAAACCCAAGCGCAAAAAGGGTGTTGACAAGGATGGCAATCCAAAGGAAAAGCGTGCTCCCTCTGCATACAACGTCTTTGTGAAAGAGAAGTATGCTGAGATTAAGGAGGCTAATCCTGAGATGGATAAGACTGAAATCTTTGCAGAAATTGCTAAGCTCTGGCAGGGTCAGAAGGCTGAAAACGCAAAAGCCCCTTCCAATGAAGAAAAGAAGGTTTTAGAGGAAAAAGAAGAAATTGAAGAAATTCAAGAGGTTGAAGAGGTAGTAGAAGCACCCAAGAAGAAGTCTGTTCGGAAGGCAATCGTTAAAAAAGCTAAAAAGACAAGTCCCGAGGAGGCTCAGGAGGAAGCCAGCGAGTAGATTACCATCTATGTAAATAATTAATATATATTGTGATTGTGTGTTATATATTTTTTATATTTAAAAATTGATATTATTATTATTATTTATATTTATTAACAATTAAAATGAAGAGAATTATAGCTATTTGTGGTACTAAACGTAGTGGTAAAGATGTTTTAGCAAATCATATTATTGAAAAATATGGATATACTAGATTATCATTTGCAGAACCTTTAAAAATTTTAGTAAAACAACTATTTAATTTCAGTGACGAGCAAGTAGGTTTAATAGATGGTGATAATAATGAAAAAGATACAATAGACGAAAGATGGGGTATTAGTCCCAGAAAAGCATTACAATTTATTGGTACAGAAGTATTACAGCATAAAATTCAGGAATTAATTCCAAATATTGGCAGGGATTATTTCGCTAATATTCTTTTATCGAAAATTGAAAATGATAAAACATATGTAATTAGTGATCTTAGATTTATTCACGAATACGAAAAAATAAAACATCTAGATATAGATATTATTAAAGTTATTAGACCTTCAATTACAAATGGTGTAGGTGAACAAAATTTAGAACAGCATTTATCCGAAATAGAAAATCTATATATTCCATGTAATAAAGAAATCATTAATGATGGCACTCTTGAAGATTACATTAATAAATTTGAAAATTTATGATTTACTATGATATGTTTTAATACAGTTTTCTACTGATGTTCTAATATCAGGAATATTAGGATATAAGTTATAAAGTTTATCGTTTGACAATTGAATATTTGATCTCCTTGATAGTAATATTTGATTTTGTTCTTCAATTGTAAAATTATTCCATGTAAAATCATTATCTATATGTTTTTTATACATTTCTAAAATTTCATTATGAG